TGTCATTCCTGAAGCCAACTTGTGACGTTGAGCTATTGAAGATGGCCGCCGCAAGAGCTTCGATAAGAGCTCGTTTTAGTGCTGTCTCTTGGCTTGTCGCGTCGTAGCTACCCGAAAGCGCTTCAAGCAGCGCATTATTGGTAAGGACTGAATCGTAAAAGCTTGCTGAAAAGACGGATGTATTTAGGCCTGTGAAGAAACCCTTCGCGAATTCAATGAGTCCTTCAGTGAAGGCAAAGTTTCTTGTTAAAGGAGTAAAGACAAGAAATCTAGTGAGTATGCCATCTGCTGCTGCGAGGCTAAATTCTCCTTTAGCGGGATCTAGCGAATACCCTCGAGGTGTATTAACAGCAGACAGGCTTGTCGCGAATGATCCTGAATCTGTGGAGAAATAGCTTCGGTATAACCAGAAGACTTGAGGAAGAGTTACGCTGTATCTACGTGATACAGGCGATAACCTGTTTTTAAAGATATCTCCATCAAGGCTGATCGCGTATGCAGTCGAACTAGCCTCGATCCCCCGCTTGCCGGACAGCATCTCTATAGAGATTGCTTGCGATTGTGTGTTACCACAAGTAACGGACTTTCCGCTAACGGATGTGATCCCGTTTGGGATTAGAAAATCGTGAGCTCCTACACCTGGCGCGGATCCACTAATACTTTGAGTCGATACCCTCGTGGTACTTTCGGAAGGAGTTAGAGAAGAATCAAGATTGTCTGAAGTGGTACTGAAATAAGCAACTCTGGTGCCCCCCGCAGAGTCGAGGGAAAGAGCCGGGTAAAGAATACTGGTTGCTGCAGATGACCGAGAGCTAGTGCTAGTTCCAGCAATTTTGCGGACATTCCTGTAAACAACAACAGTAGTCCTAGTAGATCCAACCCAAGATCCTACTGTTTCAGAATTTGTCCTAGCAAACTTGTACGCAAGGCGATACCCAAGTATGGTCAATGTATAGGCCAGCGATTCCCATCCTTCTCCAGCAGGCTCAATTGGAACGTCCGTGCCGCTTCCGTTTACGGCGAAAACGATTAGTAAATCATTGGGCTGATGGCTTGGTATAACAGCCGATGCGGTTTCGCTTGTTGCAGCGCCAATAAAAAGTACATCACTGTTTAGCCGGTAAACAGCGTTAATCTTGGTTTTAAAATTACCAGTGCCAACAATCTCTCGCCGACAGATCAGATCGGCGTTGCTGAGTGCAGATGTAAACGATGCCGTCCCAGCGGCGAGATCGGGATGAACCGCTGGCATATTGAACCTCTAAAGGTGGATCAACCCAGAGTGATGGCGCCTGACGCTTGGTCGAAATCAATCGTCAAGCTTTCACCTGTATTAAGTGTCAGGTTTGCGCCGTAATCGAAGTAACCAATCAGAGGGTCTGCTGGACTGGTTGGCGTGGTGTTGTAGAGGTAGATGTACCGGAAAGGCCCAACAGTACCTGTAGAGCTAAGGGTCAGATCGTCTAGTACTAATCGGTAAGTACCTGAAGACTGAGCAGAGCTAGTGGTTGTAAGGTCGCGTGTGCTGAGACCCGTGTAACTGATTTGAGTAACGTTCGCGAGAACGCAGCCAGCAGTCGTCGATGAAGGTGGTGTTGTCTCTGATGCCGGAGCGACGTTGCTCAGTGCGAGCACGAGTTGATCGCTGCCGAGGTTGTGAACTCCCTCACTCAAGTGCTCCACGAAGCCATTGAGTTTATTAAAGACAGCCATTCTGCCGCAACTAAGTTATTGCGTCAGTCTAAGAAAAACAAAAAAGGACTATACGTCAAACAGCCTGCATTCAACGTCATTGGGATTATCGTCGCAATATTGCAGAAATTTTTGGTGCATATTTTGTCCAGGCTTTGTTTTCACCTCTGGAATCGGCAGGAAAAAGACGTCTTTAGATTCCTTCCCCTTGACTGGTCTAGTAGCGGGGCAAAAACCGTCAGTGCATCCTTGGTCGTCAGTCATGCGCAAGTGAGAATAGAAAACTTCCAGGTGCCACCTCACATTGGCCGAACGCGAGGCGGATCAGTTACCAGCCCGTTGAAACTACAAAAACCCGAACTCCTGGAATGTCCTGTATGAGCTCCTGACGTAGTTCTTCTACGGAGCTTATTTATCCTATCGACGAGGAGGTGTCTTTTTAAATGTCTTCCGCATGACTTTATGAGTGTACGGCCTGACAGCAGTAATAAATGCTTGAGTGGCTTCGGGCGTGAATTGTACTCCGTAACTTCTGTCCAGTTTGGCTATGTGCCTGCACTCAAAGTCATGTTTTTTGCACCATTCTGCAAGGGCGATGTTTGCTTCGGGGTCAAGTCGTGAGCGAATCTTTGCGATTCTCCCAACAATTCGACCACGGTCAGACCATAAAGCTGCCATGCCAGCTATTCCGGTTAAGCCGAGTATCTGTGGTGTGACGATCTTTTTGTCTCTTGGATACATCAGCTCATAAGCCCTGTAAAGCTCATCACTCCGTACCCGCAGTCTTACGTCATCGTAAAAGCCGTCACACTGCAGCACGTCCATGTCGAACTCCAGCTTCCCTAAGTGAGATTCGCGCAGCTGCTTAAGTTGGTGGCTTAGATAAGGCCTCTCTGTTTCGCTTCTAACAATCTGCAGCCAAGGCCTTTGCCGTCTCCCTCTTAAAGATATCGACCCCACTCCCAAGCAATAGCTCAGTGCGCGAGCTACGAATTGAGCTGACATCTGGAGTTACTCCCGTAAATAAGTGCAATCTGCTATTTGGTGCGTATGAAAGAAGAGCCCTCTGTACCTTTTCAGTCTCTTCTGGCTTGAAATAAAGGCGTGGCTTCTGCCTGTGATCGCGCAGGTCTGACACCGCTCCGGTAAGCATTTCAAACCAGGCTTGAAGTCTTGCGCCTTCTACGTATGTATTGCCAACACGGGATAGCTCGGAGCTCATGTCGTTGTGGACCCGCGCACCTTGAGCCCAGCACCACGCCGCTGCACTTGCTCCTAGGAGGTCAAGCGCCGTCTGATTGATCAATCTTTCACCGCATGGGTAGAGCAGGTTGTATACAGGCCTGAGCTTATTGGTTGAGACTCGGAACCTGAGGACAGAAGTTTGCCTCCCGTTCGCTCTTGGTGCACTCTTGTAGGGAGTAATTACGGCTTTTGATGGAAGGAATTGCCGAAATTCTGTAACCTTTTCTTCCAGAAAAGCTGACTGCTTCACACCTGCCGTAAGCGTCAGCTGAATATAACCACCGCCAGGAGTGCGATATGGGACAAGACTGCCGTCAGTGAGAAGTAATCCAAGCAATCCTCGAACATCAACTACGTCCAAATTTGCTCCCTATCGAACACAACTATAGTAATAAGAAGCACAGTAGTTGTGCTTATAAACCCTTACAGCTGAGGAATTTCGATCCATGTGGATTGATAATGATTTTCCCAAGCTGCTAGGTGCTGAGCTTTACCGCCCCCATCCCGGTTATATCATCGAGATGGCTGTGGAGCCTGTGGTTGTTCACGATTTCGCGAAGCAACCCGGCCAGACTGTCCAGCTTGATCGCTACCGCTTCTGGGGCAATCCTGGTAATAAGGATTCCCGAGAGCGTACTGCTGATCAAACTCTGGGCACAGCATCTAGCCGCTCTATTGTTAAAGACAAGGTTCTGGTGAACCTCAAGGAATACACCGGACCTGCAGACCCTACTGATGCAACTTCACCTTCAACCTTCAAGGTTGCTCGTGAAACTCTGCTCACCGCTCAGCGCTTGCTGCTTGATACCGGCAACCTGAATGTTTTCCACCAGTCAATCGGTTCACTGACACTGCTGGATGATTATCGCCGTTGGCGTGATCGCGTTTTTGCTGACGAACTTTTCAAAGCAGAAGCTGCTGGTCCTGCCAGTGACAGTGCTGGTGGTTATTACTACCCACTCGGCAAAACCAAGGCATCCGCTGCTCCGTTCCTTAACTACGCATCCGGTGAATCTGCCAAGTTTGACGTAAAGACAGACTTGCTGCAGGTTGTCAAGGACATGCGGAAACGCAACGTCCCAACCTTCGCTAAACACCCATTGGCGCTTGCTTGAGTAATCAAGCAATGAACATTCCGTGAATTGCTGGAAAGCCTCCATTCTTTAGGCCAATCAGCAGCCAAGCCAGATCACAATCTGGAAGGTTCAACGACTAGATCCCGAGAGGAAACTCAGTAATGGATCCACGAGTGCGGAACACCCTAATTTAATTAAATGGGTGATGATATAGTCTGACCTATAGCGATGGCAAAGCTATAGAACCAAGAGATAAAGAGCTTTTGGGTTAACACTTGGATGGTTACTACCGTTGCATCGCAGATCCAACTGCAATGATGCACTTACGCCAAAACGACGCCTTTCGCGAGATCGCACGCTATGCTGGCAACGGCATGGTCAACCCCCTGCAACCTGAGCAGGCTCCTAATGCCAACTTCTTTTATGGCATGGGTCCCGCTTACGGACAGGCTGGTTTCGTGGCCGGACAGCCAGTCATGCCCGTGGGATTCCTATTTGAGGGAGTTCGCTGGTTTGAATCCACCAACCTTGCTGAGAAGTCTCTGCAAGTGACTATTGCAGATGCCTCGATCACCAACACGGTGACCACTGCTGCTCCGTCGATCTTCTTCGGTCCTCAGGCAGTTGGCGTTGGCATTGGCGGTAATAACGCTCAGATCTTGTTGAACAACAATGATGATTTCTCACGATTTAT